TTGCCTCCAGTATTATTGGAAATGCTGCTGACACTTGGTTTGCTGATACCAAACTAGGTAAGTGGTTCTACCGTAAAGTTGATGATGTTGCATCATGGGCATCTAGGAAGTTGGGATTGAAGGTTCTAGCAGATGAAATAAGTTGGAAGACGAAATGCCCAAATGTCGCAGTAAAAATCGACAACCTAGAAGCCAGAATTAAACAACTAGAGGAGAAAAAATAATGTTCAATTGGATTAAAAATCGAGTAACGGAACGTACCTCATGGGACGGCGGCGCACTTATCGCTGTTGGTCTTGTGGTGTTGTTCCTTGGACCCTTCGCAAAGTATGCTGCACTTGCAGCAATTGTATGGGGTGTTCTAACTATGTTGAAATCTGAAGACTGATTATGGCTGGGTTGGAGACAGAAGTTAAACTCCTTAAAAAAGAGTTGCAGGACCAAGCAAAAATACATGACCGCTTGGATATTGCAATTGAGAAACTAACCGATGTCTCCAACTCAATTCATCGTATGCTTGCCGTGCATGAAGAGAAGATTGCTCGACAAGAAGAAGCAACGGCAGCAGCAGACACCAAACTAGAGATTCGCCGTAGTGAACTATCCAGTAAGATAGATGAACTTCACTCCCGTATTACCACAAACACCAAAGAGATTATGACTGCTGCTGCAACACAACATACAGAGCAGAACAAAGAGATACAAAAGATTAAGGACGAACTTGCTGCAAGGGTAGGCGTCCTAGAGAAATGGCGACATGTCCTTATAGGGTGTTCTATTGTCGCAGGATTTATGTTACATAAATTTATAAATTTTGGGGGTTGACAATTCCTCATAGTTATGTTACTATCTATGAATGTCATACATTGATACAAAATATCTAAACATTATCAGTTCCCAACTTCAGCAGTTCAAGAAGAAGGGCGATAATCTATGGAACTTCCGTTGCCCCTATTGTGGGGATTCCAAAAAATCACGCACCAAAGCTAGAGGATTTGTCTTCCGTAAGAAGAATGACCTGTTCTTTAAGTGTCACAATTGTGGTGTTGGGGCATCCCTTGGCAATATGATCAAGACGTTAGACTCAAGAACTTACAAAGACTATATAATGGAACGATATAAAAAAGGGGTCGAAACTCGTAGTAGTCCCCAACCGGAGTTTCATTTTAATGCACCAGTGTTTCGCAAAAAAGGCATTCTTAAAGGTCTTAAATCTATTAAAGACTTGCCCAAGGAACACCCCGCAAGACGCATTGTTGAGAAGAGAAGGTTACCACCTGAGTCGCTCTCCGATTTATATCTATGCGAGTCATTTTTTAAATTCACGAATTCGATAATACCGAAGAAGTTTCCTTCCTTGGATGGTGATCATCCAAGATTACTTATTCCATTTCGTGATGAGAATGGTGAAGTTTTTGCTTATCAGGGTAGGGCCTTTGGTAATGAACAACCTAAGTATATCACCATCAAGATTGATGCTGATCGTGACAAGATTTTTGGTCTGGATAAAGTAGACAGGAGCAAACCTATCTACGTTGTTGAAGGCCCGTTAGATAGTCTGTTTCTAGACAACTGCATTGCAGTAGCTGGAGCAGACTTTAGTAATATGGAAGGTGACCTTACGGTTATCTATGACAACGAACCTAGAAACAAGGAGATTAACAAACAGATAGAGAAGACAATCAATCAGGGGAAGAGCGTATGCATGTGGCCTGATAATATGAAATGTAAAGATATCAACGATATGATTATCGATGGGTATTCAAAGGAACAAATACAAGAAATTATAACAAATAATACCTTCTCAGGTGTCGCAGCAAAACTGAGGTTCGCTGAGTGGAGAAGGATATAGGAGCAAGACAAAAAATGAAAACCGCTGAAGTTGTATACCTCGAAACCACAGAAGAATATGTTGGAATTAAAATAGACAGAACAAAAGATCAATTTTTATCAGAACATGCAAGTAAATTACTCAAGGATTATTACCAGACTAAACAAGAAGTATCACCACAACAGTCATATGCGCGAGCAGCGGTTGCGTATTCAGATGGTGATATGGAACTGGCGCAGAGGATTTACAACTATGCAAGTTCCGGTTGGTTTATGTATGCGTCACCACTTCTATCCAATGCTCCTATGCCCGGTGAGAATACCAAAGCTCTTCCTATCTCTTGCTTTCTAACATACGTTCCAGACTCGCTGGATGGTCTTATTGACCATACCGCTGAGTTGCGTTGGTTGTCAGTTAAAGGTGGTGGTGTTGGTGGTCACTGGAGTGATATTCGTGCCGTGTCTGATAAGGCACCGGGCCCGATGCCATTTATCCATACAGTAGATGCTGATATGACCGCATATCGACAGGGGAAGACCCGTAAGGGGTCATACGCTGCATATATGGACATATCCCACCCTGATATTATTGAGTTCCTAAACATGCGTATTCCTACAGGAGATGTGAACCGTAAGAACCTCAATCTACATCATGCGGTGAATATCACTGATGCATTCATGAGAGCAGTAGAACGTGATGAGACATGGGATTTGGTGGACCCAAATGATGCAACGGCGCGTGATAGTATGAGGGCAAGAAAGTTGTGGGAGATTGTGCTAGAGACACGATATCGCACGGGCGAACCATACCTTAACTTTATTGATACATCTAATCGTGCGTTGCCACAGACCATGAAGGATAGGGGGCTCAAGATTAATGGGTCTAACCTGTGCAATGAAATCCACCTACCTACCAATGAAGACCGTACAGCAGTGTGCTGCTTGTCATCCGTCAATCTGGAGAAGTATGACGAATGGAAAGACACCACAATGATTCGTGACCTCATTCGATTACTAGACAACGTGCTTCAGTTCTTCATTGATAATGCTGGGGACGAGATTAGTCGTGCAAGGTATTCTGCTACACAAGAACGCTCACTTGGTTTGGGTGCGATGGGTTGGCATTCTTATCTGCACAAGCATCGTATTCCTTTTGAGTCTGAGATGGCAGAAACCAAGAACAACCAGATTTTTGAGTATATCAAATCGGAGGCAGTTGCAGAGACAGAGCAATTGGCAATAGAACGTGGTGAGTGCCCAGACATGGGGGGCACAGGCCGTCGTAACTCTCATCTACTAGCAATTGCACCCAATGCAAACACTTCAATCATCTGTGGTACGTCACCATCTATTGAGCCCAACAAGGCAAATGCATATACGCATAGAACCCGTGCTGGTTCCTATCTAGTTAAGGATAGGTATCTTGAAGAAGAGTTGGTGGAAGCAGGAAAGAATGATGCTGATACATGGAGCTCAATTATTACCAATGGTGGATCAGTTCAACATCTCAAGTTTCTATCTGATGAGGTGAAAGAAGTGTTCAAGACCGCTATTGAGATTGACCAAGACGCAATTATTTCTCTGGGGGCAGATCGTCAGAAGTATTTGTGTCAGGGGCAGTCGCTTAATGTGTTCTTTCCAGCAGGTGCGTCTAAGAAAGACCTACATAAAATACATTACAATGCTTGGAAGTTAGGCTGTAAGGGATTGTATTATCTACGCACAGAAACTTCAAACAAGGCAGAGAATGTGTCAACCAAGGTAGTGCGCGATGCACTGAAAGATTATGAGACTCAGGTAATGAGTCAAGAGGAGTGCGAATCGTGCAGCGGATAAGAGTAGTAACGAAATCAGATTGTCCATTTTGCAAAATGGCAAAAGGTTGGTTGAAGGAACATGCGTTTGAGTATGAAGAACAGTTGATTGACAACGAAGAGGAGCGCCTTGCGTTCTATCAGACCATCAATGGTGTTACAGAGGTTGTGGGTGAGATGAACACTCGTCGTATAAATTCTGTGCCACAAATTTTTATTGATGACAAGCGTATCGGTGGATACGATGACCTGATGAAGATAAGTGATGACTTACTAAAGAAGCGTAGTGGTGGTGGGTTGATGCAATTTAGTCAGACATATAAACCATTTCATTACCCTTGGGCAGTAGAGATTACCACACGACATGAGAAGGCACATTGGATTGAGGACGAACTTGATTTGTCTGAGGATGTGTCGGATTGGAAATCTGGTAAGGTCACTCAGGTTGAGAAAGATTACGTCACCAATATTCTACGTCTGTTCACACAGTCAGATGTTGCAGTGGGCCAGAACTATTATGATCAATTCATTCCCAAGTTTAAGAACAATGAAATCCGTAACATGCTTGGCTCGTTTGCTGCGCGTGAGGGTATTCATCAACGTGCTTATGCTCTGCTGAATGAGACACTTGGATTACCCGACAGTGAGTATCATGCGTTTCTTGAGTACAAGGAAATGGTCAACAAGATTGAGTTCATGCAGGAGGCAGATAATAGCACTATGAAGGGACTAGGACTTGCACTTGCAAAGTCTGTGTTCAACGAGGGGGTTGCACTGTTCGCATCGTTTGTCATGCTTCTCAACTTCCAACGGTTCGGTAAGATGAAGGGTATGGGTAAAGTTGTCGAGTGGTCTATTCGTGACGAGTCTATGCATGTTGAGGGGAACGCTAAATTGTTCCGACAGTTTTGTGTTGAGCATCCCAAGGTGGTTGATGATGAGTTCAAGGGAGACATCTATACGATGGCTCGCGTTGCAGTCAAACTAGAAGACAAGTTCGTTGATCTTGCTTACAAGATGGGAGAGGTTGAGGGTCTGGATGCGGCTGAGGTAAAGTCATATATAAGGTATATAACAGACAGACGTTTGTTGCAGTTAGGTTTGAAAACAAACTTTAAGGTGAAGGAAAATCCTCTGCCTTGGTTGGATTGGGTACTGAACGGTGCAGACCATACTAACTTCTTTGAGAACCGTGTTACAGAGTATGAGGTGGCAGGATTATCAGGTAACTGGGATGACGCATACCAAGAGGTTGCTGCATGAAATTAATAGTATGTGAAGATTGTGAGGCTGAGTTTCAAATAAAACACATGATGGATGAACATTATTATTTTATGAAGTTTTGTTCTTTTTGTGGTGGAAGTATTGAAGAAGAATTAAAGGATGAAATATCGTGGGATGAAGACGAGTGACTTGGCACTACAACGGCAAACCATTTACAAGCGAGATGATAGAAGATAACCTTGGGTTTGTTTATATAGTAACTAACAAAAAAAATAGTAAATTGTATATTGGTAAAAAAGGTTTAACATCAAAAAGAAAATTGCCTCCACTGAAGGGTAAGAAAAGAAAACGCATCAAGATAGTGGAGACTGATTGGAAAACTTATTGCGGTTCAAGTGAAGAAGTAAAGTTGTTAGTAGAAGAACACGGATTAGAATTGTTTGATAGAAAAATAGTTAGGCTATGCAAGTCAAAGGGTGAACTAAATTACTATGAAGCGAAACTTCAGTTTGAGACAGATTGTTTATTAAAACCAGATGAATACTATAATGCGTTTATCGGATGCAAAATAAGTCGTTCACACCTATTAAATAACCAAAACCCCCTAGTGCCCTAGTGGTAGTTGATGCAGAATACTTTATAAGGATACATAATGAATGAATTTTAATATTTTAGATCGTAATGAATTATATGAAACCTTAAAGCCTAATGATAATTTACAAATTAAAAAAAATGTTATTGGTGAGTTCACATACTATTCTATTGACAATTTTTTAAAAAATCCTTTAGACACAATTGCAATTTTCAAGAACTGGCCCGCTTTGGATGGTCATGTGTATACCCCCGGCGCAAGACAAAATTTTACTCCTATGGATTTAGTTCCGATAATGAAAACATACCAACATATGTTGACACAATTAGGATTTACCACTGATGTTACAAAGTCTATAACTTCTACTATAATAGCCTGGAAAAATATGCAAGTCTGGAAAAATTCATGGATGCCTCATCATGACAGGAATAAAGTAATATGTAATATATGGCTATGTGATTATGAGGGGGGGACCGCGTTTTATAAATATAAGGAACGCTATAATAATGAAGATTTAATTTTACCAAAAGGATATAAAAATCTTAACAAAAAGATTTTTGTTCCTTGGCAAAATTTTGAAGGGAATGAAGATTGGGAATTATATCATATCATACCCAGCATATTTAATACTTTGGTATTATATGAAGGGAAAAACTTTCATGGGACTTATGCGTCTTTTGATGAAAGGTATAGATATTCTATTCAAACATTTGTACCGTACTATGGTGAGATTACATAATGAATGAGTGGGTTGAGCAATACAAACAATATCATGCAAATCTAAATACTAACTATCCAGGTAACAATTTAAAACCTCAGTTACAACATATAAAAGATTTGGTGCAGGATACTAAAGCCAAGACGCTTCTTGATTTTGGATGCGGTAAGGGTTTGCAGTATACCAAATACAACTACCATAAAGAGTTTGGTGTTATGCCTTCTTTGTATGATCCTGGAGTACCAGAATTTGACACATTACCAGAAGGTAAATTTGATGGTGTGTATTCTACAGATGTAATGGAACACATTCCTAAAGAACAACTTCCAGAAATATTTGAAACCATATTTGGAAAGGCAGAGAAATTTGTCTTTCTTGCAATATGTACTAAACCTGCTATAGCGATATTACCAAATGGGGAGAATGCTCATTGTACTGTTGAGCCTATAGGATGGTGGAGA